CCCACGTTGTGCCAAGAGAATTTATACTTGGTCGACATTTTAATTCACAAATCAAACTTCGCAAGGGCTGAACCTCACACAATCATAATTCGAATGCTTACATCCACCCCATGGGTGGTTCAGAATCTGAATTCAAGTGTGGGGCCTATAGTTGTCTTCTATAGGGACCACCCATGCGGTTTGTTAACAACAACGTGTAGATTTAGTCCTTTCTTAGATCACTCTGCACGTTGGTGCACCTGTTAAAAAGGCGAACGAAAAATCGTCCGCGGCAGCTTCAAACAGTTTATAGCTGCCAATGAAATGTTTGTACCATCCAAAGGCAATCGGGCTAGCCAGATTGTCGTACGGCGCTGTGCCTTGGAAGGACATCCAATTGGGAGTTCTGTTGTCTTCTTCGGTCAGTCCTCGGCGAACAAGAAACTTGTTGCGTTCCACCAAAGGACCTTCATCGGAGGGTACCGAGCCTTCAGACACCAAAGAGAGAGGGATCCTACTGTAGTACGGCATCTCCCATTCCACCACACCTCGCAAGTCAGAATACACCTGGTGTTGAAAGCCTCCGCTCTCGCCATTTGGCATTCGGGTTGTCGGGTTGTAAATTGTCACTGATCCGTTGCTCGTGGGTAGAAGGTCACGGGACACAACAATTAGGATCCTTGTCGTTTGGGTCCAATTGCTGCCTTGAGACAGGCTCGTGTAGTCGTTGGGGCCAGATTGTTCTGGTTGAGACCACAGGCCAGTTTGCATTTTGTATCTTTTCCCCCCTCTATAAAATCGATAGAGGTAGCTGATATAATGCAGAGGGTTGTTGTTCGGGAGAGCATCTGCGATTCTTAGGTTAGCAGCAGATGGAGCAATAACCCCGGTGTAGGGGCTGCCTGTAGGCAGTGTGACATGGCTCTCGGTCCAGCAAGTTTTTGTTACTGGTGTCACCAGCTGTATGTCTTTTGATCCAAAGTATGCTGGGTCGACCTCGAAGCCCGTCCAATGGTACTGCGTGTCAGACAGGTTGAAGGGCCCCGAGGTGGCCGTCAGATTTCCGGAGAAATTGGTGTACGGAAACTGCTTTCCCTGGAAAACCTCCCCAAAACGCTTGATGATTGCTCTCAAGTTGACGACTTTGTCTCCGATACAATTCTCCTCTGG